ACTATCACCATAATTAGGCTCTATGCCTTGAATTTTATTGATTTCATCTGTGACATCATCAGTGATGTTTACATCATCATCTAACAAATCAACATCTTTATAGAATCCAGCTATTTGTAATTTTCTTATTTCATTGCTAGACATGTTGACCATGTGGGTGACTCTTTCTGCTGATAGTAGGTCTGTGCTTTCATAAGGCACCAGTAAATCCTCAGCAGGCACAAATTTTGATACAGGTCTTTTTAGTGCTTCATCATAATAAACTTTTTTAAAAGCACTGCCTGATAAGGGTAGATAGAACAATAGCTGATCTAATTCAGGGTCATATTCAGGCATCTTGTTCATGATGTAGTAATTCATAAACTCTGCCACTCTTTCAGCCTGCATTTCTACATTGGCTGTTCTTTGTCCTACTATTTGTGTCTTGACCGGTCCTTGTGCTGGCAGTAATTCTTTGTAAGCTTGTGCTTGAAACTGGGTTACTGATTCAGCTAGTATTGGGTGAATAACACCTGAGCTACCTTCAAATGGTTGACTTCTTTGCTCATCAAACCTCATGCCAAGATATTTCAAGCCATCTGTGTAGGTTTTCTCCCACTCTTTTCTTGATTCTTTGTCTGAGTTTATGTCACCCATAAGTTTGTTTGATAATAGTCCAAGAGTATTATCATCAAGGTAATCTGCTAGGTTGCTATCGAATGCAAGCTCTTCTTCCATGGTTTGAGCTTCATCCAATATAATTTCATTATCAGTGATGGTGACTTCAAGTGAGTCTAATAATTGTTCATCAAAGGTTGGTGTGTCTTGTGGTATGTCTATAGATTTTGATTGATCTACAATGTCAGGATTATTTTCTGTGCCTAATTTATTTTCTGTAACCATATTAGTGTATTGTTCTTTTTTCCTCTTCCATGTGCAAAGCAATAATGTCTGTCAACTCACCTACAAGTTCATAGCCTTCTCCTTCTGCTATGATTGATGCATCTTCTACTGATTCAGCATAGATGTTTGGACCGCTGTATTCTTTGTCATCATGTAAAAATTTAGTTATATATATTTTCATCAATAATAAGCTAGTTGCCCTCTATCAAATGTAACCTCATCTTCATAATCAGATTTTAGTTGGATAAAGCCTCCTTGTCTAACTCTCATTAAAGCCATGGTGGAACTATCACAAAAATCATCATGCTCACCAAATGGAAAAGATGCCATTTCTTCAATGACCTCATCTGCAAATTGATCATCAGTTGCCCATATCATACCACTTTCAAACATGGGTGACACACTGTTCATCCTAGCTATCTTGTCTTGACCTCTACTAGGTGAGTAAGATTGTACAGGTATGCCCATTCTTCTAAGCTCATGAGTAAGTGGTGTACCTGATGCTTTTGCCTCAATTAGCACTATGTCAGGCTCCCAGTATTTATATTCTTCTAGTGCAATTTTTTTAAGCTCAGGAAAGTCAACTCTGTATCTATTAGCATCCAAAAGTATAATGGCTTGCTCTGTACCATCTTCAGGGTCAAAAATACCCCATGTGGTTATAGCACTATAGTCTGCTGTTTCTTTTTTAGAAAAGGCTGTGTCATAGGATTGAATAACAGTGTGACATGCAGGAATATCATCAAGCTCCCACTTCTGCCACCACTCTCTTTTAACAATACTGCCACTTTCTGCTGTAGGGTTCTGCATCCACTGAGCATTCCATTTTGCTACAGGCAAAGATGCCTTGACACTTAGTAGCTCTTCTTTCTTCCAAAACTCACCCCAAAGTGGCTCATCAGACTCAGGCATAATTGCAGGAAACTCTACAACCTCCCATTGATCTGCATTTTCTTCTGTTTGTCTTTTGAGTAGCCTACCAGCCAAATCTTTACTGCTCCATCTTGTCATGACTAGAACTATGGTGCCTCCCGGCTGTAGTCTTTGTCTTGGACCGCTGGTGTACCATTCCCATGCACTTTCCATGGCTGTAGGTGACATAGCATCTTGCTCTGAATGTGGGTCATCTATAATTAAAAGATCAGCACCCCTACCAGTAATAGCACCACCAACACCTGAGTAGAAGGCTTCTCCACCATCATCTGTTGTCCATCTACCTGCTGATTTGTTGTCTGCTGATAAAGAAATCTGTGGAAAAACATGTTGATATTCTTGGCTATCAATAATGTTTCTTACCCTTCTACCAAACCTAACAGCAAGTTCAGCGGTGTGAGTTGCTTGAATAATTTTTAGTGCTGGATTTAAACCCATCATCCATGCAGGAAAATAGGTTGATGCAAATTCAGATTTAGAGTGTCTTGGAGGCAACATAACCATAAGTCTTTTACATTTGCCTTGTGCAACACGATTTAATTTCTCAGCAAGAATTTTATGATGTCTACCTAGAATGACCCCATCCCAAAGATATTTAACAAACTCTAAAAAGTCTACTTGACATTTCTCTTGGCTTTTAATGTTTTTCCATTTGGATATAAGAAGCAATGCTCTTTTTTGCTCATCATCAGATAGAGCATCAAAGGATTTTATTTGACTTATATCCATAATTAGGGTGGGAAACTAGAAGCCTAGTTTCCCATTACACTTGATAACATTTAGAGGAGATAAAAACATACAAAACCAAGTGTTAGTTTATTTTTACACAATACCATCAATTTTCCAATCCAAACCTTCATACATTCTTGCTTCAGCTTGCCTTCTCTTGGCTAAACCCTCTAGTCTTTTACCACCAGCTTTATCCCATCTAAGTATTTGTTCAGGCACCTCATCATAGTCAAAAGCATTTAATTTTTTCAAAAGTGTGGAACTGCCTAAATTGGTCGGTCCTAAGTTGTAACAAAAGCTTACTAATGCTGAAAATTGACACTCCTTAAGAGGTGCTTGTACCAAGTTTTTTACATGTCCTTCATACTCTAATAACTCTTCTTCAAGCATCATATTGGCTTTCTCTTGTGACCAAACATCACCCATCTTTACACCTTTAGTATGTCCATAGCCTATGGTTGGCACATTGACTGCATCAAGATATGCCACACAATTACCCTCATCATTGGTTGGACAACCTTCAAAATGTTTAATTAATTCAACTCCTGCATCTGATATATGCATATTATTCCTCCTCTTTTTTAGTAGTAACTTTTCTATAGTACACAACCACATCTTTAAGTTCTGTAATATATCTTTTAATTTCTTGCATGTTGTAAGCCATAATTTCATAGTCAGGTATTGTCATAGCAAGAAAAACCAATTCACCTTCTTGTTTTTCTATTTTTGCTAGTTGCTCCTCCCAATTCTCAGGTGTAACAGCAATCCACTCAGGTTGCCTTAAATCAATCTCTCTAGGCATGATAGGTTGAACTATCTGCCTTTCTATAGGCTTTGCACTTACCTGTATTTGTTTAGTTGGAAGTAGACTGCAACTGCAAGCCATTATCAAGACCATCAACAGTGGTGCTGATTTTCTCAATGTCCTCCATGATATGCTTTGTACCATTATTTATTTTCCTTTCCATTTCAACTGGGTCAGCCAATATCTTTGAGGCTAACTCATAGTTCTGTATAAACTGTGTATATCTACTTAATTCTCTTTGTGCAATTTGGCTTTTTACACTAAGGTCTTGAAGCTGTTGAGTCTGCAATTCAAAGTCTGCTTGAATAGACTTTATTGCTTCTTCTTGTGTTGCTACTGCACTTTCAAGAGCAACATTGTTGGATTGTAATATTTGGTTTTGACTGTATAAGTAATATGAAATAGCAAGCAAAACTGCAACTATGCCAAGCAATACCTTACTCATTGCCCATAAACCAACTTCTCATTATCCATGCACCAATCCCAAGCTTCTTGGCTTTCATATAAAAATGCTTGACATTTTTTGTATTGTTCTCTCCATGCATCAGAGTCAAACCTATCATTCCACTCTAGGCTAGAGTTTTCTGCTATGGGTATGTAGCTAGATGGTGTTGCACAGCCTATTAGAAATAAACTAACCAGCAAGAGGATTCTTGTTGTCATCTTTGATCTCCTCAATTCTTTTGTCTAGGCTTTCTATATCAGCTTTAATGGTGGCTATGTCTGTCTTTATTTCTGTGACATCAGGAACATCAATGTTGTCTATTTCTTTTTCTAAGAACTGTACAGATGTTTCAATGCCAGCAAACCTTTCTTCAATGACTTGCACATTATCTTCTGCCTCACTAATACCACCAATCTTTGCTTCTAGGTTTTCAAGCCTATTAACATATTCTGCGCCCTGATACCCAAACCCAGCAAGAGTTCCTACTATGCCAACAAGAGCAATAATTTGTGTTGTTTTATTTTGAAACCAATCCATGTTACCTCCAAATTTGTGGTTGTCCTTTTGTCATGCTTTCCAAATTATTAATGTTTGTACTTGCATAATCATAAAAAGCTTCAATGTTATCATTCATGGTAATGTTACCATAAATATCTTGAGAAGAGTACCAAACATTTTGATCAGGTATTTCATAGGTTGTGTAAGCATTAAACTGAGGCACATAGCCAATTAATGCTACCAAGCTTGACTCATCACTGTACTCACCTGTTGATTGTTGTTCTTGTTGCATCTCTTCTTGTTGATCTTCAATGTTTTGAGCAATAATTTTATCTGCTATTTGGTCAGCTTCAGATTGTGTCATGACACCACCCACTGCTGTATCAATCTGTCCTTGCATGTCTTGTACTTGCACATCTGCCATAACAACTTGAGTGCTACCATCTCCCACATTCATGGGTGTAATGGTCATGGTGACAGAAGCATTTGAGCCTGAACTCATAGACAAAACTTGATTGTTTTGTGCATTGGCACTGGCTATTTGATCAGACATGCTTGGAGATGAAGATGTGCTTATGCCTCCTGATGATGTGTTGCCACCCTGTGAAGAAACTCCACCTGTGCCTGTAGCAGAAGAGCCACTTTGTGAACTGCCACCACCATAATTGGCACTATTGTTTGCAGTATTTAAAGCACTTTTAATTACATTTAAAGCTATTACTTTGCTTTTTGAAGGAGATGAATCTGTGTTAGTAACATCTATTTCTTCTTCTATCTCATCTAGCTCTTCAAATATTTCTTCTTCTCTTTCAGCAATAAGCTCTTCTTCTAATTCTGCAAAGGCTTCCTCAAGCTCTTCAAACACTTCCTCTACAGCCTCTTCCTCAAAAATTTCTTCTATAAACTCTTCTTCAGGCTCATCATTATCAGCTACATGTTCCTCATCTCTATGCTCTTCATGATGCTCTCCTCTTTCTTCCTCAAACCAATCATCAAGTTCTTCTATGGTATTAATGACCAAGAAGTTTTCAGGCTCAGAGAAATCTTCTACAAATAAAGTCTCTTGCAAGATAAATTGTTCAACAAACACATCTTCTTGTGGAAGGAA